AGCCTTGAGCTTGCCACGGAACGGAACCGCCTCGATGCGAGCCTTCGGCTCGTCGGCACGCACCTCGGGGGCCGGCGAGCAGCGATCCACCACGCTGCGGAGATTCTTCGCCGAGTCGGCAACCGACTTCTCGAAGTCGATCTTCCGGGCGAGCTTGGCGGCGTCGGCCGTCAGCGTCTCGAGCTCGAGGTCACGCTCGGCAATCTTGTCGGCGTCGCCCTCGATGGCACGCACGGCGTCGATCCGGTTGGCGAGGGTAACGGCCTCGTCCTGCAGCTTCTTGAGGTTGTCCACTGTGTGATATCTCCGCCGGCGGTATTGCCGATGGAGTTCACAGTGCCACTAGCGGGCATCCCTCTTGCAGAAGCGAACTTCAGAAACTGTTGTTTTTACAAACACCACGCCACGAGCACCGCATCGCGGGCAGCGTAGATACCGCTGCCGCTCGTCACCGCATGGGCGCGAAGAACGGCACCGCAACTTCTCGCCGCACGTGCAGCGGGCGTCAGCCATTGCGAAGCCTCAGAGATGCAGCCCAGGCGGCGGCGACGCCCCGCAGGGCCGAACGCGAACGATCCGCCTGGGCCGCAGGCTCGGGCGTGGGCTCGGTCTGCGACGCCAGCCACGCTTCATAGGAACGCATGGCGACGCCGGCCGACGTTGACGGGTACGCGGGCACCAGAACCGGGCCAACGTCGTACAGCCCGCTCACCTCGCGGATCTGCCGCACTGCCTTGCCGTCCTCGCCGGTGCGAAACGATTCGTTCTTCGGGTCCACCGTGAAGGCAAACGACGAGCCACGCACGTCTCGCCGCTGGATGAGCTCGAGCACGTCGGCCCGGCTCACGGGCGGCGTCACCACGTACCGCAGCCCCTTCTCGTCAGACGAGAGTTCCAGCGTGCCGGAAGATGTGCGACCGAGGACGATGTTGCTGTCGTGGTTGAACAGGGCCACCACGTCGCCCTTGCCCCGCTGGCGGTTGAGGATCCTGTCGAACGCCCCCGGCAGGATCTCTTCCTTGAACCCGCCAAGGTCAAGAGAAAGCCGGTTGTAGACGGCGGCATAGCCGATGATCGCGGCCCGGCCATCGGCACGGCTTTCCACGATCAGTTCGTGCTCGTCCTCAAACGCAAAGTCGCGGCGTTCAATTTCCATCGGTCGCGTCCTCCTCTTCGGCCTGGTCTTCGGCGTCATCGGCCGGCGTGTCTTCGTCCTCGGCGGGCGGCTCGGGCATCGGCTCCATGGCAGGCGGATCCTGGCCCACCTTGTCTAGCGTGGTCATGTTCAGCTGCACGAAGTGCTTGTCGCCTTCCGGCCCGATTGGATTCAGGTTTTCCAGTTCCCGAATCTCGTTGATCGTCATCCACCCGTTCTGCAGGGCCGAGACGTAGTAGGCAGACCGGCTCGCGTGGTCGCCACGCAGTAGGCCGCTCACGCTGTGCTCGGCGAAATACCGCTCATCGTCCACGATCAGGTCACGCGAGATCGCGGCTTCCCATCGCTTGAGATGTGGCAACAGGCAGTGCTGCACAAACTCCGTGCCCTGCACCTCGATGTTGCTGTACGTCGAGCGGGTCAGGTCTTGGATCATGTGCGGCGGCACACGAAACGCCCGGCAGATCTCGATCACCTGATACTGCCGCGTCTCAAGGAACTGGGCCGCCTCGTTGCTGCCGCTGAGTTCGTGAGCCTTAACGCCATTCGGAAGGACCGCCGTGCGGTGTGCTCGATCCGGCCCCCGGTGCATCCGCTCCCACTGCTCACGCAGACGCTCGGCCGCCTCGGCCGGAATCGGGTTGTCACTCTCTAGCACGATGCCGGGCCGGGCACCGTTGCCGAAGTAGGTGGACCCGTGGGCCTCCAACGCCTGGGCCAGCCCGATGGCGTTCTGAAAGATCTTGTACGTGGGAATCGCCTTGATGCCGTCTTCGGTCGTAAACCGCAGGGCGAAGATCTGCTCTTGGCTGTAGACCGTCTGCCGGCCGCTCGGCTCGCGGTAGCGATACCGCAGCGTGCCGTCTTCCAGCCGCTCAGCTTCCATCCGAGACGAGTGCAGCGGCCACAGTTCCGACACGGCACCGCGAGCACCTGGGCGGATCTCGGCGTAGCTCGCACCGTAGTGGAGGTACATGCCCGTCATCCAATCCCGAAACTCTTGGGCCGTCTGCCACGGGTTGGGCTGCATGTGCAGCAGGCGATACACGGGGTGGCTCGTGGCCTTTTGCTTGCCGCCATTAGCGAGCCGCTCAAAGACGTGGAGCGGCAGGGCCGAGACGGCGTCAGAGATCACCCGGATGCAGGCCGTGTAGGCCGAGCACGCCATCGAGTTGTCAGCGTTGACGCGAACGCCAGACGGCGTGCGGCTCGGCGAAACCTCGGGCCAGTCGATGCCACGCAGGTCGTACAGGCGGTAGTCGGCCAGGGCGTTTTCGGTCATAGCGAGATGATGTCCCAGTTCTGCTCGGCTGGTTTCGCAGTCGCCACGGCGTGCAGCCCGAGGCCCATCACCAGCGAGACGATGCCGTCGATGCGTTCCGTGCTTTTGGCCTTGCTCGGCTTGATGTTGCCCTGGTGGTCGGTCTGCACTGCCACGTTGCCAGCCATCCACGACAGTACCGGATGATTCCCGTGGCGGATCTTCTCCGAGAGCACGAGGTTCTCCAGCTGCTTGCTCGGGCTGCTCATGGAGCCGTAGCCCTGTCCAAAGCCTGTCACATTCACGCCTTCCCCTTGCAGTTGGGTAGCGAGTTGAGTGGCGTTCCAGCGGTCGATTCCCACCTGCCGGATATTGAACTTCTGTGATAGCTCGACGATGTCGCGGCGGATCACGTCGTAGTCGGTGACGTTCCCATCGGTGGCTCTGATGTACCCGTCACGGATCCACCCGATGTAGTCCACCTTGTCACGCTGCGTCCGCTCGGCAGCGTTCTCCTGCGGAACCCAGAAGAAAGGCAGTACGTCGAAGGTGCCATCGTCGGCCTGGCTCACCAGCACCAGGGCCGACAAGTCATAGGTGGTCGCAAGGTCGAGCCCGGCGTACCACTCACGCTGCTCGAGATCGCCAGACAGCGGCTTGCCGCACTTGGCCCAGTTGTCGGGCGACAACCACCGCACGTCCTGCGTGGTCCAGACGTTTAGTCTGTATCGCAGGAACGCGTTGAGCTTCGACGGCGACTGCTCGGCCTCGCGGGCATCAGCGGCGAATGACTCCACCGTGATCGTCTCGCCCAGCGACGGGTTGGCCTGCCGCCACACCTTCTCGGTCTTCCATGAATCGTTTGTGCCAGCATCCGGCGGCGCGGCGTAGATGCAGCCGAAGAAGGCCGGGTCCACCGTTGGATCTGCTATGCACCGCTCGGCGTAGGCGTGCTGCTCCCAGCAGATCGACTTGCGGTCATAGCCCGCCGTGGTGATCGAGAGAATTAGCGGCTGGCGGCGGGCGGCACCGCCGTACCGCAGCGCGTCCCACAAGCGGCGATCACGCTGGGCGTGCAACTCGTCAAACAGTAGGGCGTGAATGTTCAGTGGTGACTGGCTTGTGCCCCTCAAGCCGAAGCCTGAGGGGCACAAGCCAGTCCCTCGGCTCTGAATGCGTCAGCACTCAGCACCCGATAAAACGAATTGCTTTTTTTGTGAACGATGGTCTTGCGGCTGTCGATCACCTCAAGGTGCCGAGACAGGGCAGGGGATGCCCGCACCATGGACGCCGCTTCACGGTAGATGATGCCCGCCTGCTCGCGGTCGCAGGCCGCACCATAGACTTCCGCCCCAGGCTCGGAGTCGAAGGCGGTCATGTAGAGAGCGATGCCGGCGAGTGTGGTGGACTTGCCCTGCTTCTTCGGAAGCTCGATGTACCCGACGCGGTGCTGCCGCAACTCGTCTGGGTTCAGCCGGCCGAAGAGCTCTCGCATCACGTGGTGCTGCCACGGCAGGAGCGTGAACGGCTTGCCGGCGTTCTGCCCCTTGCTGTGGCGCAGGATCTTCTCGAAGAAGTGCACAACCCGCTCGTACTTTGCCTGTCCCTCTTTGCAGAGATCAGGCACCGTGGAGCTTGAAGAACTCCTCGACTTCGTCGGTTGGCTTTTCTTCCTTGCCACCTAGCCGCGTCCTACTGCTCGGGGTCAGGCCAAACTCGCCCATTAGCGAAGCCTGGAGCGCCACTAAACTGCGATACAACGGGCCAGCCGGATTCGGTTTGACCCCACCGAGGTCGGTTCGCATCACCGGGCCAGTGGCCCGCAGCTCAAGTAGGCACGCCTGCGTCGCAGCGTACACCTCGCACAAAGTCGCCAACGCTTCGCCGTCAGCAGTGGTGAGTGTGCCGAGGCCAAGCAGGATCGGCACGAGCTCGTTCCACTTCTCCACGGCGAGCG